ATCCTCAATTGCCATATCACATTCTGGATGTAAAGCAATTTCTCTATATCTTCTAATTAAGTCCTGCTCAGTTTTAGCAGTACCTTCCATATCAAGGTAACTACCAAAGAAACCACCAGCGGCAACTACCTGTGTGCCGTCTTCCGCTTGAGGTTGACTGAATTGTTGTTTTGGATCTGTTTGTGGTTTAACTCTAGTTATATTAAAACCAAATAACTCTGCCATAATTTATCCTTTATTTTCTCCTAACTACTTATATTAGTTTTAAAAGGGCGCTTTTGACGGCGCCCTTTAAATTTATCTACTATGTAGTAGTGTTTGTTTCAAAATATTGATATTGAAAAGTTACTCCAAATGTTTCTACTTCGTCATTTGTTCCGTAATTCAAATCAATAGCCGCTACTTCCGTAGGAAAAGCGCCTCTTAAAGTATAAGATTTTAATGTATTACCGTTTCTGTCTAACTGGTCAACAAAAGCGTCAACTTGATAGTCAACAGGATTTGATAATCCTTCGTTGTCTGACATATTGTTGATACCATTTTGCCATCTCTCAAAAGCATTTCTTAACTTAAAGTTTGTATCGTTAAGAACCGTAATAGACCAATCTCCGAAAGTTCTATCACCAGCAATTTTGATCTGTCTGCCTCTGAAAGGAACATTGATATTACCAACATTCATTGCAGGTATTTGAGCAGTTGTACATAGAAACGCTAAGTCTTCTATTTCTCCACCAACTTGTGCGTAACCAGGAAAAGGCATTGTTACCTTAAACTGATTGGCTCTTGCGCCACCACCAGCAAGTTTAGCTTTGAAGTCATTTATGTTTGCCATTTTTTATTCTCCTCTTCTAAAATTACCCAGCGACTTCTTCAAAAGAAACGCCAGTTCTGGTTGCAACGAAAGATAAAGTGATAAAGTTGATACTTCTTGCAGGTTTCACAAAGATTTCTGCAACAAATTCATTTCTATCAATTACTTCGCCTGTGTTGTTAGTTTCATCACACACTACTAAAAAGTCTGTGATACCTCGTCTACCTTGTACTTCTCTTAGGAAAGGTTCTACAATGTTTCTAAAGTTCGCTCTTGTAAATTCGTCATTAAATTCAAAGAGTTGGAATTTAGAAGCAGTTGCTACTGCCTTTTCTAAAGTGATGAACAATCGTCTAACATTGATTCTATCAAATGCACTTGGAGATCCTAGTCCAGTTTTATCTCCAAACAAGATTGTTCCTTGTCCTGAGAAAGTTGCAACTGGATTTACTCTAGCTGTGTAGAGATCATCTCTTTGTGTTTTTGTAGGATTATATGCTAATTTAGCAGCGCCTCTAATTATACCTCGGTTTAAACCTGCAGGTGAGAACCAAGAGTCTGCTAATATGTCTGTTCTAGCAGCCAATCCAGCAATGTCTCCGTTTAATGGTACAAATCTATAAACATCACTATATCTGTCATAACAATATTTGTAACCACTATCAAATACAACATAACTTGATGATCTGATTCCATTAAAGAAATCAACAACATTACTTGTTTGTGTATTTGAGTTAGAAATATTAACAACATCACTTCTTTGCGGTGAAGCAAATACTACACAATCTTTTCTGTTTTCAGCGATTGTGATTAAGTTATCAATATGACTAGCAGAACCACTAGGTCCAGCAATTATTAGTCCTACATCTACCGTGTCAGCGTCATTAAATAGTTCATAACCACTTTTTAAATTGCCGTCAGTAGAATTAGTACCGTCTAATCCACCAGATAATGATTCACTTGTTGGAACATCTACATCTGTAAATGCTGTACCAGCAGCTGCATTACCCCAATTGGTTCCAGATGAATTGTGATCCATAAAGAACACATAATTAGATTTATTACTAATTACGGTTTGGTAGTAATTAACATCTCCTTGTGGAGATTTTGCGTCAGAAGCTTTAGATAGTTTAGAATAAGATTCTAAAATCGTTCCAGGTACTCCTGAAACTCCTCCGTCTTCGTCTATAACAACCACGTGTATTTCATCATTAGAACCTGATCTTGCAGAAGCATAAGCAGAAGTTCCTGGAGCGCCATCTACTTGATCTGCGTATCTCCATTTTCTTTTGATTCTTGCGTTATCTACAACAGCAGTTATTAAACCACCTTCACCTCTAGGATGTTGTACAATAGTTACACTAGTTGCAGTTAATCCAGTTATTCTGTATTTTTCACCAGTAGTAAAATCAACACCAGAAGCAGTTGAAGAAAACTCAATGATGTCTCCAACATTAAGATAACTTGTTGCGTCTGAGTCAACCGTTATTGATGTGTCACCAACAGCGGCAGCACCGTCTGTTTGTTGAGCAGTTGTTGTTGTTTGTTCAAATGCGTTTGCACTTGGACAAGTTGCTACTAAAAGACTATTTCCCCAGGCACCTGCTGATCTAGCAGCGAAAGTGTTACCTGCTCCTGCAAAGGAAGCGGAATTATCTTCGTAGTTTTGTTTGTTTTTTACAAGTACGCCTGTACCACTAGTGGTAGCGTTTACTTGGTTTTCTTGGTTAGCTCGTACTACTCTTAATGAGTTAGAATATTGTAAAAAGTTAGCAGCGCTGAAAAAATACTCAAAGTTATTTGTATCAGGTTTACCAAATGTATCTACAAGTTCTTGTTCACTAGAAATAGAAACAACTTCCTCTAAAGGACCTTTGCTGAATTGTCCAGCAAATGCACCGATTGAAGTTGATACTGCAGGAATGATTCTTGTTAAATCTCTTTCCTGTACGAGAACACCAGGTGATACTTGAAATGCCATAAGTTATTCTCCTCTAATTAGCTAATTTTAGTTGTCATTTTATTCAAAACTCGTATTATTCATACGCCCATATTTAAATTTCATTCTTACTGATATTTATAATAGTGTAAAACCTAGTGGTTTTTTCGCACCACAGGTATCCATCTATCTCCATATTCATCTATTGTTTCTTCCATTTCAGGATTAGTATTGACACCATCATCTACAAAACCAAATGGTGACATATCTTGCTCTATTAAATTCTGTTGTTCAGCATACATTTGCATACGAGCATTTTGATTAGTCAATTCTTTGAAATAACCTTGGTTTGATACCCAACCAAAGATAACTAAACACATCATCAAATCATCATTGCTACCGTCCTCAGCCTGCCAGGATTGACCTCTTTTAGCAAAAGTTGACATTTCCTCTATAATTTTAAAAGAGTTGATTATTAACTTATCTCCTTCAATTAATGTCTTTAAATTAGCACAACCTACTCGTTTAATCTGTTTTGTCATACGAACACCTAAAGATGAACCACGACCACTATACATAGCACCTAGTATTTGTCCAGCACGACCTTTTTGTGTACACATTAACACATTAGGATACTCTATCTCAAATTGCAATGCTTCTGCTATTTGTTGACCTATATCATTTACTTCAGTTAATATATGTGCCTCATTATATCTTTTTGCAATTTCAGATATAATATTAGGAAACACAAAAGGTTTTACTTCGTTGTTTTTATATATTGCAACGACTCTAAATGGCATTTTAGTTACATCAAATACAACAAATGCTGAATAGTCTTTATCTACACCTCTTGCGACATCTACCGTAATAACATATGTACGACCTTTAATAGGTTTTTCAAATTGTTCTACACTACCTTGTGATACTTTAGGGACATCATATACTAAAGATTTAATTTTAGCAGGACTAATAAGTGTATTTACAGAACCTAAAAATTCACATTCAAACTCTTGTTGAAACTGCTCAGGTGATGTATTTCTAATTGTTTGCTCTTTCCAATTCTCATCTCTACCTGGTATTTCTGACCAATGTACCTCAATAGGTATGTAATCATTTCTTTTCTTTTCTGCGTCAACCCATAGTTTATAAAACTGATTCATACCATACGGTGTAGATACAATAACCATTTTAGTTTTTTGTCCTGAAGATATTGTAGGATAAACGGAACTAAAAAACATTTCGGCAATATTTGTAGGTACAAAAGCAAACTCATCAAGGAA